CCGTAATCGGATAACTTTTCTTCGAGCAAGTTTATTAAATCTCTATGATAAGCAAACACAGTAACTTTATTTACGTTTTCTAATATACCCTTAATATAATCGACACATTGTTTTGCTTTCGCCATCGCTAATTCTTTTCTGAAAGAAGCCGTCTGCCCTAACATTTCAAAATTAAGTATAGCTTTTACATCTTCTTCCGTAAATTCGCTTTGACTACGCAAGACCGAGACTATTTCCGGAGTTTCTTCGAGATAGATATTCTGCTCGATTAGCTCCGGAAGTTGAGACAGTACATCGGCCTTTGTCCTACGAATCATTATCGCGGACATCATCTTCCCTAGTTCGCCTGTATGCGTACTAGAACTATCCTCATACCCAAAAGCCCCCATATGTCCTCCGCAAAAGTATTCTGCGTAAGTTCTGTAATCTGAATAACCACCGAGAATATGCGGAAATAATGAACGGAGTATGGCGTAACAGTCTCGGTTTCTATTTTTCATAATAGTACCGGACAACGCCCATTTATATTCGCAGCCCCATATTATTCCACCGCGAGCCAAAATCGCTTTTGTTCTCCCGGAAGTTTTATTCATAAGATAATGACACTCATCAATAATTCCGACATCAAACTTCATAGAGCAAAGTTGTTTTTTAATCTTCGGCATAATGCATAAATCATAATTAAGAATAATTACTTCCGCGTCTTTGTCGATTACACAATTCTTGGCCGGGGTAGTTCCTTTCTTTCCTACGATAAATATATTTCGGTAATTAGACCATTGAATAAATTCTCTCATCCAATTTATTTTAACCGCAGACGGACAGATAACTAATATCTTTTTTGCTCCGACTCTGGCCGCGGCACAGATAGACTGAGCGGTTTTACCCAAGCCCATATCGTCTCCGAGAATAGAGTGTTTCGGAATCATAGTTCCGTTGTCTATTAAAAATTTTATTCCTTCTTCTTGATATTGTTTAAGTTTCATAGTACCCCTAGGGTTATTCATTTTATTTCTTTTACTCTATTATATCGATAAAAAATGTTTTGTCAAGATAATTTTTATCTACTTCTGCGATGTCCTCGTAAATACGGTCGACGCCTAAATTTAATATTGTTTTCCGTACCACTCGTCTCATAATATAATGAGACTTCGAACAATATTTTTGGTGAACGCACCCCACACATCTCATCCTACGGAAGTAACAATTAGCCGCCGATATAGTCCATCTCGGAGTAGGCGGAAGGTTATATAAGTTTGTTATATATCCAAAGTCTCGAGCGAGTAATCTATCGATTCGTCTCCAATACCGGAGAATTTCTCTGATTTTTCTTTCGACGGGTTCGTCGTTTTTTTGTACTCGGACGCGCTCTTTTTCATATAACATCTTACAGGTCTCCCATTAATACGTGTAACTCGGTTTTCATATCCTAGCCTATCCATAACACAAGCAATTCTGTTTTGTATTAGTTTATCTAGTTTTGATACAGACATCATCAGACAGTCGGTTACTATTTGTTGGCAGGTTATTCTATCCATTTTGGTGTCTTGCAGAAAATTATAAATTGTATCTTCCCACGGGTCAGAATCGAATCGTTGCGATACTTGTTCGTTAGCATACTCTTGTAATTCTGCTGAATCGAGATACAAAGTATAATTGCCTTTTCTATATTTATTATACGCCTCTGCCCATATCTGGTCCATATCAGCTCTTAATCTTTTGAAGTCTATCGACTCAACATAAACGGGCCAATATCTGCGGTTCCCTGTTGGGTCTTTTAAATAACCGCGGCCGGCTTCGGGATTTATAGTTCCGATAAATACACATTGTCTCGGGAAGTCTTGCGTAGTTCTAGCATACGCTGGTCTAACTCTATCGGAAGTACAAGAGATGAATCTTTTTAGCGCGGTAACTTCTCGTTTCGCACACTCCATCTCGGAGATTTCTATAATCCACTTCCCGCGAATAGCGTCAACGGTATCTTTATTTGATGGGTCGATTACTACGTCGCCGTACCAATACTTACCGAGAATACTAACAAGAGTTGATTTCCCAATTCCTTGTTTACCTTCTAAAACTAAAACGTGGTCGAATTTTGTTCCGGGTTTATACAAACGGGCTAAAGCGGCCAATAAAACTTTTTCGCCAATTGCTTTCGTATAATTGTTTTCCGGAGTCGCGCAGTATTCGGATAACCAATTTCCTAATCGTTCTTTACCATCCCATTCAAGAGATTCGATATAGTTTTTAATCGGGTGATAAGAATTGCGCGAAGCAACAGCCAACGCGGCCTCGTGGATATACGCGGTATTCATTTCAAAAGACTGTTCGTCCGATAACCACGCTTTGTATTGAATAGCGTCCTCATCTGTCCACCCTAATTTATCCACCGTATGCCACGGCGCACGGTCTTTAAATTCAATTGAGTTCGTAAACAAATTAAATCTTAATAAATCTTTTAGGGGATTATTTTCTAGGTTCATAAATGCTATTAAATTACATAACATCTTTTTTGGCATACCGTTTTTATCACGTTGGAATACGGGAGCATTTCGGACTTCTTCCGGGATATCCTCAATTCCAAATTCATTTTGCGGATTCCATTTTCCTTGTACATCTCGGTTATTCGTGTACGCAGAACGAACTTTTATCCATAAATCTTTATCTTCCCAAGACGGAATACATCTCGGGTTATAGTATTTGAGCATAAGTTCAAAACATTTGTTCGGGGATAAATTAAAATCTCTACCGCGGCAAGCTATCGAGTATGTTTGTAAATCTCCGCCGGAGCCTTCGACCGCCGGCTGCGCATTATTAAGATACTCAACAAATCTGCTCACGGTTTGAGCGTCATCCGTAAAAGCGCCCAGGCCTTCGCCCTTCGTATCAATTCCGGGCAGAACAAATTCTTTTTTGATTAAATCTAAAAGTTTTTGCGGAGCGTCCATCCTTTCATCGGATGGAGTTTTCCACTCGATAGTATATAGATTATTAGTTACGGGATGTACAGACCCCGGCCCTACTACTTGTCGTCCTAAAGTTTTAAATTCGATTCCCGAAAATTCCGGGTGTTCTTCTTTCGGGAGCATTTCTCTCACTAAAAAATTCTTCGGCTTTTTTAAATAAACGTGTAAACCGCCGGAGCCTGTTCTTACCGTATAAGTGTCAAAGGCTTCTCCGACATAGTTAACTAAATTTTGGTAGGCCTGTTGCCCTTCGGTGTGGTCGTTTCTCGGGTCGTAGTCGATAATCAAATCATCCTCGCCCAATACGACGCCGTAATTACCGGGAAAATCTTCCGGTTTCCACTCGGGATTAAATTCTGTTTTAGTCCATTCTTTAGAAACCGGAATCTTTCCGTTAAGTTGTATCAAAACAGTTTCAACGTCTAAATAACTTTGGATTATTTCGTCTTTAGATGTCAATTCTTTCGTTGTCTGTTCCATCCTCTTGTTCTCCTTCTTCTACAGTTGTAACGCCCATCAATTTGTTTAATGCGTCCTGATTAATACGCCACCTTCCAAGCGGTCTAACTGCTTCTAATTTTCCGGTTCTGCATAAAAGAGCAATATGTGTTGTGGTACAACCCAACACTTTCGCGGCTTCTTCGGTACTTACATAATTTGTCGTCATCGTTTTTCATTTCCTTTCTATTTTACATTAATTTGTGTATTTTAACAAGCGTTGCGGGGAGCGAGCCATCTCCCCGGCTTTTAGTGGAGGGAAGTAATCACCTTTGTGTAAACTTTAGATTGGAGGCTCCTTTCTTATTTTAGGCCCGGTGATACTCGGCGCTTGTTTTTAGCCTTTAGTATTTTTTATAAACCATTCGATTAATTCGTATAGTTCACGTTCTGCGTCATTTTCGTATGTCATCTTTTTGCTCCTGTAAGATAAAATATAATCTAGCCAAAGAGTTCCAGGCCACGTGTGCCGCGTGTAATAATTCGGATTCGTTGTCTATTGTTTTGCCCTCAACAAGATGGCGGACAAGAGCATTCGAGTATCTGTCGTAAGCATTATCGACATACGCCCAATTATGTTTTTTGTATTTGTTCGCCCCGAAAGCCCACACTCTCGCAACTTCGATTAGAGGTTCTTTAAAGTCCTCTATCATTTCGTATAAACGCGGCTTCCCGTCGTCGTATTTTAATCCTTCTTGTTTCATTTTTTATCTGCCTCATAGTTTTTATTCGCGTTGTAACTTCTTAATTTGCTTAATTGTTCGGAATAATATATTCCCCAAAATTGATTAAAGTCTCTCGTATTCATTTATTCAATCCTCTATTAGATGTAAGATGGTTTTATGACATTCTGGAGTACAGTTATCACATCCATCAAAAACACAGTCTGAACAACTACCAAATTCACATAGTTCTAACATCTCTTTTATCTTTTCAAGTTTTTGTTCTGCTTTTAAATAGCCTTTATTTTCATTTATTTGATATTGTTTAGAATATAAGTTTTGAGTTCTTTCTAAGTTTGTTTTTAACTCTTCATTTTCTTGTTTTAGTTTTTGGAGTTGTTGGACAAATCCTCATAATTGTTTATAGGGTACTTTAACTCCATAATAACATTTGCAATGCCCAAATTTGTTTTTACATTTATTACAAACATAATACTTAAAAAAATCTTTTATGTATTGTTCATCTATTTCACTCATTCTATTCCTCACTTTTCTATAATTTGTAAAATCTTTTCAACCATTTTGTATTGGCATTCTCTTTTGCATTTATCACATTCATCTTTTTCATAGCAGTCGTGGTACTCGTTAGTTTGTAAAAGTATTTTATTTGCTATTTCTCGTATCTTTTCTATAACATCCTCTGAATACCACGTTACAACTTCGCCTAGATGATTTTTAACTGACCATTTCATAAAATTATCTCCCACAATAAATATAGTTTCTGTCATTACGGCGGCAAGTCTCTCGGCCGGAATACGCCGGAGCATAATAGTAATTAGAACGTAACCCGGTTTTATATTCGGTTTCGCGTTCGCCGTCGTTTCGTTCTACATTTCGATATGAATAATCATAATTTGTTTTATAAGAAAAATCGGAGTTTCCGAAACTATATAAAGAATCGGAATCCCCGACGGAGACACCGTAGGCGTCCCCGTGCGCCCAGGTAATACGAAGTGATAACAACAACAATATTATAATTAGGAGTATTGGGCGCAGAATATCAGTGTGTTTATTAAACTTTGTTTTTTCCATAAATCCTCTTTTTATTGAGTGTATCACATATTTACAATATGAGCAATTACTTGTAACAAATTGTAACTTTTTTGGCCTGCCTCATCAGTACGCCGCGGCCGTTCGGCGTAGACTCCGCGCCGGATAATATACGCGGAGTTTCGGCGGATTAAATTAAAAATTTTCCGTGTTCTGCCCAATCTACATTATACATTGTTTCAAAGCCTACCGGATTACTGCAAAATAAATCGCTCGTCATCATTTCGGCTTTTTCTTCCGGAGTTCCGCCGCGCATAAAATCGGGCAAAGTAACCCCGGTTTCGTCTAGGTCTCTGTAATATGTTGTTAATTGACCTTTTACAATTCTGAATTTGTGTATGTCCGCATATATGCGGAATTCTTTTTCTAGTGAATAATTATCTAGCATTTTTTTATATTCTCCCTTCTTCTTTTAAATAATTGTTAAATAGTTTTGTTTGCTCCGTTAAATCGTCCGGGACGTTGTGCAAAACTTTTAAAAGTTCGCGCCCTTCGTATATCGACATACGCTCAATATAACTTTTGTAAATAAAATAATGTCTCATAATCCGCCGCCCTTCTTAAAACGCCAATACTAGCGCAATAATAATAAAAGCATACCCGCACGCAGTCGCCCCCGCAAGCAAATAGAATAAACCGCGGCCGACTATGTACCCGGATTTTTCTGCAATTGTTTTGTACTGTTTCATTTTTTCCGCCTTTCTTTTTTGTATCCGGACGCCCTTTTGGGCGTTTCGTCTTAATTTTCAAAGACTCATCAGCGGATTTTTTCAGCGAATAAACGGCTTGCGTCTGTTAGGCTCTCCAGGTCGTAAACATAAGAAAACGCCCAATCGCAAGTGTTATTATCCGGGAATACGCGCAAACCGTTAACGACAACGAAATCGCGCGTCGTTTTTGTGTCCGGATTTAATCGGCGTAATATCGCGATATTGCGCAAATCCTTTAAATCCGTAGTATGGAGTGATACTAATTCGAGCAATTGCCCGCCGTTCTTGTAAATCCTGTTAATTTGTAAGTTCATTTTTTCCGCCTTTCCGGGCCTTTTGGCCCTGTTTATTCTTTTTATTGGGATTATTGCCCCCGACTCTTATATCTTAATTTATTGAATATATTTTTTCAAGTCCCCCGGATAGATGAGATTTTCAATAAAACGATTAAATGCAATAATAACAATAGTTTGAGACGGATTTGTTTTGTTAAGTTTTGTTAAGATGTGTAACAAGTCTAGCAAATTTGAGACGGAAATCGGGGACGCGGCAGGCGGCGGATATTGAGGATATTTTAAAGATTTTCCGATATTGAAAATATGTGTTACATTTGTGTAGCTTTTGTTACAGATGTGTAACAGCGGAAACCGTTATAAATAAAGGGTTTAAAGATACGTTACAGATGTTACACAAAAATACACATATTATATGTATAGTTAACTGTATATAATATTATACGAAATTTTGTGTAGCTTGTGTAACATCGGCCGAAATGCTTACGAAATGGGACTAAAACCGTTACACATCTCCCCAAATTTTGTTACAGATGTGTAACAATTGCGTTCGCTACTCTTTATTGTGTTTATTGTTTTCCGTTTTATTCGTTTTATTGTTATTCGTTTTATTGTGTATATTCGTTAGGCGGCACGGCGCCGGAACGCGTCGCCGCGTTCGGTAGCCGCGGACAATTCCAAACGGCCGGAGAAAAAGAAGGGGGGGCCGGTTGTTTGACGGGGGTATGCGTCCCACGCGCGCGAGTGAATCGCGGCGGGCGGAATCCCTTACCTCCGCGTTATACATTTAAAATTCTAAAAAAAATTTCCAACTTCTCCGCGTTATACATTTAAAATTCTAAAAAAAAATTTCCAACTTCTCCGCGTTATACGTTTAAAATTTTCGAAAAAAAAAAACGAGGCTAATCGCCTCGACATACTTCATAAACTATTACCAAACCATCATAACATTTTACCAAATTTTTTCAACCCCCTCCCCCCTTATATTGACAAAAACATTACCAAGATTTAAAATAAAAACATCCAAGGGTACTTTTAAAATAATGAAAAAACCAAAAATTAAAGGAGAAAAATTATGGCAGAACCAACTAAACCAGTTTCTACAGAAACACAAAAACCCACTTCACAAAACAATGCTCAGAATAAAGACAAGAAATCTTTGCCTGCGCATTATGTTCTTACTGTTGAAGGCACGGCTTACATTAATGGTGCGCCGTCTGAGTACGAAGTAGAAGTAAAAGTTCCAGACCTAGGAGAAGGAAAAGGCGATGGGCATTATCTATCTTTTGTTCTTTCAGAAGATAGAGGAGAAATTTTAGCAAAAGCGATTCGTAAGAAATACAAAGACTGCGAAACAATTAGAACTCATTATTTGGTAGACCGTAAGTATGTATCTGCTAACGGAGAGTCTATTCCCCGTACTCGCGTTCCGAACGAACCGTCTGAATCACACACAGTTTCTTCTATGAGAAAAGCAGAACTTCTTAATTATATCAAGGAAATGAAGTATTCAATTGATACGACGTTGTATAGTAAGGCTGATGAGTTAAGAGAAGCGGTTACTTTGTATCAAGAAGATAGAGAAGCATTTTTGGAAAAACAAGAAAAAGATTTAAACGAAAAGAGAATTAAAGAAGAAACGAGTTTGTTGAATGACTAATCTACCGGATGAACCAACACCGCGTAACCTTCCTTCAACAAAGTCGGCTAGGAATTGCTACGTTGAACCCTATATTGTTTGGGAGAACGGGCTTCCGGTTAAAAAGTTTAAATTACAAATGACGAAGGAAGATATGCAAGAGATGAAGGTACACGCGGCAACGCAAGTGTATCACGGAGACTGGGACCCTGTGTCTCAGTCTTATATTGCGGACCCGAGGTATGAAGGGTTGTCAAAGATAGAAGTGGCGCAACATAAACTTATGGATAAAGCCGCGGCCGGGGATACCCAAGCCTTATCACAGATAGAAGATAGAATACTCGGGAAACCAAAACAACAAGTTGAGTCGTTACAAATAAATGCTACTTTGGAATCGTTCCTGGAGAAGGTTGCCAAAGAAGAAGGACTTAGTGTCGGCGACGCCTCTCACGAAAGAATAATTGAAGGAGAGGTTGTTGGTTACTCTCCTTCGGTTAGTGAGGGAGCCAGACAAATGTGGGAGTCATCGATGTATGCGACAGGAAAATATAAAGAAGGCAGCGATATCCCGACTAAGGAATTTATAGAACGAATCGACGAAAACATTATGGGGATGGACATATAATGGACCAACAACAACTCGAAGAAGTATATTTCAGATTAGCCAAAGATTTGCCAACGTATGCGAAACATTGTCTCACTATCGCGGATAAAGGCGGACGAGAAGTTAGTTTTTGCTTGAACAAGGCGCAGATGTATTTGCATAATAAAATCGAGGACCAATTACGTAGAACAGGGAAAGTCCGTATCCTTATCGTTAAAGGCAGACAACAAGGATGTTCGACTTATACGGCGGCGAGATTTTATCATAAGGCCGTGTTTAATAAAGGCCAAGCGGTTTATATTCTTTCGCACGAATCAAATACCACACAAAAACTTTTTAATATCGTAAAACGATATCACGAAAACGTACCCGAAGAAATAAGAGCGCAAGTCGTAGAAGATAATATGAAATCGTATAAGTTTAAGAATGGTTCCTCTTATACGGTTGGTACGGCGCGAAATAAGAATACGGGTCGTGGCGGTACAATTCAGTTATTCCACGGGTCGGAGTGTGCGTTCTACGAAAACACCGATGAGTTACAGACAGGTCTTTTACAGTCAATTGCTGACTTACCTGGAACTGAAATTATTTTGGAATCAACAGCCAATGGTTTAGGGAACTTTTTCCACCAAGCGTGTATGGACGCGCTGAAAGGGGTAGGCGAATATGAATTGGTATTTATTCCGTGGTATTGGCAGGAGGAGTATAATACAAATCCGCCGACAGACTTTAATCCTACGGAGGACGAGAAAAAACTCAAAGAGACCTTCAATTTATCGGATAGTCAGATATATTGGCGACGAATGAAAATAGCGGCGTTCGGGGCAGGGGGTGAATGGAAATTCCAACAAGAATATCCTTGTACCGTTCACGAAGCCTTTGTATCGTCTGGTGAATCTATGATTCCCGCAGAAAAGATTTTCCAAGCCAGAAAACGACAGATAGGGATAGATACCGAGAATCCACTTATTCTTGGTATCGACCCTTCTCGTTCTGGCGATAGATTTGTTATCGTGCCACGACGTGGACGTAGAATGTATGACCCGGAAGTATATTCGCCAAAAGAAGTCGGGGAGATAACAACGGATATGGCGGCGAGATATATTCTCGACGCGGTGGAACAATACAAACCGGAGAAAGGATTTATAGATGTTACAAAAGATTGGGGTGTGTATGACTGGTTGGTTAACCACGGTTACGGCCGTCTCTTTACACCTGTGGTTTTTTCAGAGGGTGCTTTACGTAAAGAACTCTATCTCAACAAAAGAGCCGAAATGCTAATTGCGGTTAGAGACTGGTTCGACGCTTTCGAAGTACAAATACCGGATAGGGACGACGTTCAGTCCGATATTGCTGCGGTGCCTGTTCCGAAACAAACCGCTATCGGAAAATGGTTTATAGAAGCCAAAGAGAACATAAAACAAAAGTATGGATTATCGACGGATATTATGGACGCCCTAGCCTTGACTTTTGCATTTCCCGTTCGATATAATAAGGGTATAGAAATTGAAAACCGAATAATCAGAAAGAAAACAATTACAAGAAAAGACTCGTGCTTGACTACGTATCAGAGAGCGCAGAGTCAGAGTGGTAGATACGGAAAATCTCAGATGAGGTAATGATGGCGACAGGGGCTTTTATAGCAGCAAGTACATTAATAGGCGCGGGAGTTGGCGGTGTAGTATCAAAAGCTTCCGGCGGTGATTTTTGGAAAGGTGCCTTAGTCGGTGGTTTAACTGGAGCGGTATCCGGCGGTGTCGGTGCGTTTACCGGTATCGGCGCAGCGGCGGGGTCATCTAGTGTTTTATCCGGAATAACCGGAGCAACAACTACGACAGCAGCGTTGAAGGCCGGTGGGGTAGCCGCGTTGAAAACAGCGATGTTAGCCGGTACGGTTACAGGTGTAGCCAATGCTACGGGAATAACTAAGAAGAAAACTTCAACGACTTCATTATCTGATATCGAGAAACAAGCGGATGAAGATTACTCTACGGCTGCCGTCAAGGCGATGACTGTGTCAGAATTGCAACAAGGTAATCAGAACATCCTCGGAACTTTCGGAAACACAACAAGCCAATACTCAAGGGCTAGGTTGTTGAACGCGTAAGGAGAATTGAATGGTATCATTAGCAATAGCCATAGGTGTGGGCGTAGCAGTAGGCGCGGGTATCGGCGTGGCCTCAGCGGCTATCCAAGGTGGTGAACTTTGGAAAGGCGCCCTATTCGGCGGTATAGCCGGCGGTTTATCCGCGGGAGCATTTTCGATTGGGGGAGGCGCTATCGGCGGAGCCGTGGGTGGTTCTGTAGGCGGGGCTATAGCTAGTGCTACATCAAGTAGTGTCGGCGCTGTTATTATAGGCGGTGTTGCCGGGGCAGCCGGAGGAATCGCAGGCGGAAAAGCTTCTGTGAGTCAGCAACAACAGCAACAGCAGGAAGATACCGCTATGAAACAAATCGCTACGGCGTCTCAGACTAAAGAACAATTGTTACAAGGTAATCAAAACATTTTAGGAAATATAGGGGGCGACTCATTAAACTTGGCTATGCGAGGTCGCTTATTAAACGTATAAGGAAAAAGAAATGGCAGATATATTACGAATCTTAAAACAATACGAAACTTTAAAAGCAGAGAAGGCTTTATACCTTCCGGTCTATCAAACAATTAACGAGTTCGTAAGATTAAGAAAACAAAATTTTGTAGCGGAATCAATACCGGGTGAGTTTCTCACCGCGAAGGAAGTATTTGACGCTACGGCGATAAACGCGAATACGACTATGTCTGCGGCTTTACTTGGTAATATGTGGCCGAATGGTGCGGGGTCTATCCGTATTATCAAACCGGATTCCTTGAAAGCAGACACATCCGCTATAAATGATTTCTACAAAAATGTTTCGTTAGTATTAACAAATAAGATGGACCATCCGGGCGCTAGATTATCCTTGGCGCTAAATGAGTATATGAACGATGAAGGTGCGTTCGGAACTTGCGGTATTGCTATCTTTGAAAACAGAATAACGTACAAAGGAAAGAATGGGAAGGAGCAAGAAATTGTTAATCCAGACAATCCAGTATCTTATAAAGTTTGGGATGTTAAAACTATGGTTATTGACGAAGATATCAATGGCCGAGTTGACACCTTATTTAATGAAACTGAGATAACCATCAGACAAATGGTGGAAGAATACGGTCTTGAAAATTGCCACCCGAACGTCCAAAAATTATTCGCGGATGGAAAATATACAGATAAAATAAAATTACTTCAATGTATAATTCCTAGAAATTATGATGATATGAGACAAGGAGGCAAGACATCTAAAGGACTCCCTTATGGTTCTTATCATATAGATTTAAAACACCGACATCTTTTAAAAGAAAGTGGTTTCAAAGATATACCTGTAGTGGTGGGCAGATTTTATAAAGTCCCAGGCGAGAAATATGGTAGGAGTCCGGCTATGCAGGCGCTACCGGATATCCTCGAAATAAATGCTGTTAGAGAAGGAAAGATGTTGGCTACCGAGAAATTACTCGAACCGCCTTTAATTGTTCTTGATGATGGCTCGCTAGGCGCGGGTGAAATCGACACAAGTGCGGGGGCCTTAAACGTAATTAACATATCCGGTAGAGTTGGGAACAACGACCCCGTGAAACCTTTATACACGGTAGGGGAATTACAAAGTACAGAAAATCAGATAGAGCAATTGACTCAAAATATAACACAAGCCTTCTTTATCGATAGACTTCTTGATTTGAATAACGATACAAGAATGACTTTAGGCGAAGCGCAAATTAGAAACAGAATCCGTGGTGATAGTTTAACTTCTATATTCGACAGACAAGAATTAGAAATATTCGTTCCATTAGTTGACAGAACTATTAAAGTATTGCTAGAGAATGGATTACTTGGGGAATATACAGATTCTCCGGAATATGTAGCCGCTATCATAAGTGGGGAGAAAAAGATGGCTATTCCTCCGGAGGTTCAAGACTTAATCGCGCAAGGCAGAGAATGGTATAAGATACAATTTATTTCTCCGGCTAAACGTATGCAACAAGCAGAAGAAATGCAAGGTATAATGACTACAATGGAAATCGCAGCGGGCGTTGCGCAATACGACCCGACTGTTCTCGACTGGATAAACAAAGACGTTATGCTAACAAGAGCCACAGAATTAGGCGGCGGTCCTTCTGAATTAATAAATCCGGAAGATGTAGTATTGTCGGTAAGACAAGCAAGAGCAGAACAACAACAAGCGATGGCTCAGATGGAACAAGCGCGTAATGAATCCGAGGTTGCTAGAAATTATGCCCAAGCGCAACAAATGGCGGTGCAAAGTGGAATCTAAAGAAAACAGAAGTAAAGCAATAGAAAAATTGAAAAAGATAAACTCTCTGAAAAGGCAAACTATCACAGGTCTAGCCTCAACTAATGAGGGGAGGCTATTCCTTTATTTTATGATGAACGATTGTGGGTATAACGCTACAAGCTTAGTTATGACAGAGAATAAAGAAGTAAACAGAGACGCAGTAATCATCAATGAAACATTGAGAAATTTCTATCTTAATATCAGAAAATTCATACCAACAGAATTACTGAAAGAGATAGAGTATTTGGACATAGATACGCAAATAATAAAAGGAGAAACAAATGGAACCAACTGATTTATTGAATCCACCAGAAGGAAACAACGTAGAACCAAACACCCAAGAATTTAAAATTCCGGAAGAATATGCAAACAATGCAGCTTTCCAGGGCATAAACAATATGGATGATTTGTGCAAAAAGATTGTTAATCAAGAATCTCTAATAGGCAAAAAATATATAGGGATACCCGATGATAAATCAACACCGGAAGAAATTGCTAAATATAGAGAAGCGATAGGTGTGCCTATAAAATTTGAAGATTACCAATTAGACGCAAGCCCGGAGATTAAACAAGTTTATGGGGAAGATGACCAGAAAGTTTTAGGTGAATTTAAACAACTTATGTTTAATGCGGGGCTAAGCCAAAAACAAGCGGGCCAAATGAGAGAAGGCTACGACAAGATTATGGCCGGAGTTATCGAACAACAGAAAGCGAAACAGTTAGAAATCAATAATGAATTTGAACAATTAGTAACTCAATCTTTCGGAAACCAAAAAGATGAAAAAATGAAAATAGCGCAAGCGTTTATTCAAGCAAATGTGTCCGAGAATTTGAAACCATATTTGCCGCACGTGTTACAAGATAATCAATCTTTGCTTGTTTTAGCAGATATAGCAAATAACGTATATCCAAATTTAAGAGCAGATGATATTACTACTTTAAAACCAAGTGGTTCTACGGGAGCGACTCCGGAATCTGTCCGCGCTAAAATGCAAGAAATTATTGCGAGCGACGCTTTCCAAAATTCAAGACATCCAGGGAACGAACAAGCGAAAAAAGATTTGCAAGAACAAGCCAAATTATTAGAAAGTATAACAAAATAATTTTTTCATATAAATTCCAACTTCTATTTTACCTTGACTTATAGGCCAAGGTATTTTATTATGAAAGTATGGGTAGCGGAATACCGTCCATAAAATTATAGTATTCTATACGAACACGACCACGTTACGGTCTAGGTATATGTCCGAGAGGGTAGCATAACCGAGATGTAGTATATAAAAAAAGGAGAACAAAACAATGACAATTCACGGACCAGAAACTTACAACATTGTTGCGTTTGACGCAGTTGTACAACACGAATTTCAACAAATGACTTCTAAGTTGTACCCTTACGTTAAGGTTATAACTCTCGACGCAGCACAACAAACTATCGATGGATTAGATTCTATCGAAATGAAACCTACAAACGGTAGATATCAACCTATCGTATTCGATTCAATTAACCACACTAGACGTGGCGTTGGCAGAAAAGAATACGCAGTTGACCTTCCTATCGATGACAAAGACGCAAGAGTTATTCTTGAAAATCAATCTGTAGAATACGCAAAAGCTATCGTAGCAGCGGCACAAAGACAAATCGATAGAATTATCGCGGGTTCTTTCTTTGCTGATATCCAGACTTGGACTACACAAGCTGACGGCGTATCTGTTCCAGACGCAACTTTGTTAACTTGGGCTAACGACGGTGGTGTTACAATTGACGCTACAGCGGGTTTAACTTACGGTAAATTTGTTGAATCTAAGAGAAAATTCGTTAACAACGCAGTTTCTTTAGAAGAAAACACTTTTGTATTCGCAGGAACAGGCGACGAAATGGACGCTTTGATGAACGAAGATAAATTCATTAAAGATAACTACACTCGTCAAATGGTTGTTGATAATGGTAATTTAACTAGAGTTAACGGTGTTGAATGTAAATTCTTCGCGGCTAACGATACAATTCCTGTTATCGGCAAAGACTCTGACGGTTACAGAGAATGTGCTATGTTCATCGCAGGCGGTATCACATTAGCTGTTAACAAAGCAGTTACAATTGAAATCAAAGATAGACCAGACCTACGCGGTACAAAACAAGTTTCAGCAGTTCTTTCTATGGGCGCTGTAAGAAACAAAAAAGGCGTAGTACAAAAAATCAAGACTACTGTTAAGTCTTAATAAGGAAGGAGAAAAACAATGGCAGCAAAAGATTTATATATCGAAGAAGCTAAAAAAGCAGTTTACGCTTCTGGCTTAGTAAACGGTGGCAAAGTTGTTGCTCTTGACGCTCTTATCGAAACAAGAGCCGATGGCGAAGTTAACGACGTTTATCGTTTTGCTAAAGATATCGATTCAAATTTAATTCCGTTGGATTTATGGGTTGCTAATGGCGCTCTAAGTTCTGCAACTTGTGATATCGGTATCTACAAACCAAACGGCGGAGCAGCTTTAGACGCTGACGCTTTGGATGGTGCTTTAGCAATATCAAGTGCTTCTAATCACACACAAGGTTTAACTGACCTTGCTATCGCTGATATGCAGAAGTCCTTGGCTGAATTGGGCGACGTTGACCCGGCTAAATTCCCACACGTTGACTTGGGTATCAAATTAACAGGCGCAGCTCAACAAAGCAAGAAACTTGTTATAAAAGCATTATTCTTACAAAAATAATTTTGGGGATATAAGGAGATAAACGATGAGTAAGTTTACGACTAGGATAGATATTTGTCAAGCTGCGGCTATGAAAGTAGGTTCGCAAAGTGTAACGAGTATCGAGAATCCGAAAACTACAACAGAAAGTCGTTTATCTTTTTTATATGACCAAACAAAAAGATATGTGCTTCGCGAAGGGGTTTGGAACTTCGCACAAAAAATAATAACGATTACAAGTTTAAGTGAAACTTTACCGGACGGATTTTCTAAAGCTTTCGCTCTCCCTAACGACAACGTTAGATTTATGGGTATAATCGTTAACGGATTATTTGTTGTTCCGGATACAGAAGATTATATGCTTGCAGACGGTAAGATATATTTTCGTAAGTATTCAAGCGACACTTTAACTTTAAAATATATCCGAGATATTAATGAAGTAAGAAAATTCGATGATTCATTTATCGCGGCTTTTGTTTTACGTCTCGCTTATGAATTAGCTTTTGCTGAAACTCAGAAGTCGGCGTTAACGACAAGACTTTTGGAAGAATACGCTTTGGCTATTACGCAAGCAAAAATGTTGGACGGACAAGAACAAAAACCTAGAATAGTTTGTAGAAGTAAATGGATGAACGCTAGAAGGGCGGGTTCCTATTCCGGATTAGCCCTACCTTGGAGGGAATAATGGGAACGGCAACCAATTCTTATAATAACTGGATAGGCGGAGAACTATCCACAGAAATGTATGGGAGATACGAATTACCTGTTTATGATAAAGGAGCAGAGATAATTCGTAACTTTTTAGTAAGAGTACAAGGCCCTTTATCTTTTAGACCGGGTTTTGAATTTATAACTAATACCAAAGGAAATAAGAAAGCTATTCTCAGACATTTCATATTCAATGATGATTTAGCTTATGCGTTAGAATTTACAGACCAGAAATTAAGATTTTATAAAAACGGTGCGTTGATAATGGATGGCGATAATGCTTACGAACTAACAACTCCGTTTGAAGAATCAAAAGATTTAGATTTAATACAAGTAGCGTCAAGCGCTGACATAATGCACATAGTCCATCCGAAATACCAACCACAAAAATTAACAAGAACAAGCGACGCGAACTGGACTATAGCAGCAATTACCGGAACAAGTTTTCCGTTCACATCATCCGGCAATTACCCGAGAGCCGTAACTTTCGCTCAAGGTAGATGTTGGTACGGCGGAACCGAAAACGCTATCGATAAAATTTGGGCGAGTCGTGGGCCGGATTCATCAAACGGTAATTCTCGTTTTGATGACTTTACCACAGGAACTGACGATACGAACGCTATGACGTTTATACTAACTCCGCCTTCCGGAAAAGTAGAAGCGATAGAGTGGATAAAATCAAACAATAAATTTTTGCTCGTCGGTACTTATAGTGGCGTTTCTAAAATGACAGGTGGTAGCGACGAAACAGCGATTACACCTTCCGCTATAAACGTAAGACAAATTACAGACGCGGGCGCGTGTTCGACTGTCGCGGAGTCAATGGGGTCTAGTGTTTATTACGTTCAAAGAAACAGACTAAAAATGAGAGAGATAAGATATTATCTCGCGGATGACGCATATATCGCGGAAGATAGAAATAAAGTTTCCACAGAGATTATGGGTCCTGGTTTTAAAGAAATAGCCTACACGCAGGGTGAACCGGATATTGTTTGGGCTGCTTGTACAGACGGTATCCTAATCGGTATGACGGCGGATAAAGCCGAAGGCGTTGCGGGATGGCATAGACATTATTTAGGCGGAAGCGGAGCAGTAGAAAGTATAACTTCAATTCCGAGAAAAGGAAACCCAGACCAGTTATATGCGGTTATTAGAAGAAAGATTAACGGGCAAACAGTTAGATACGTAGAATTTTTAACAGACGAAGTTAAAATGCCTGTCGAAGTAGATTTCTATTCAGACGACGAGGACTTCGATAAAGAACATTGGTACAATGCTTTGTATCAAGCACAGTTAGGATATAGATTTTTGGATAGTTGTGTTTCTTATTATGGGGATGTTTATGCCACTCAAGCATTAGAGTTATCGGTAAACGTTTCGACACACGTTTGGAGTTTAACAAGTACCGCTGATATCTTTGAATCTTCTTGGGTTGGTCGTCAAATTTGGGGTAAATATGATTCATTAGGATACGGCGGCGGAAGATACAAAATAACCGAATACGTAAACGCTAGAGAAGTTCACGTAGAAATTTTGGCTTCTTCCGATAGTTCGACTTTAAAAGAAGGCGAATGGTATTTAACGACAGACCATTTAGAAAACTTAGACCATTTAGAAGGCGAGACCGTAGGGGTATTCGCAAGCGGACAGTCTCATCCGGACAGAACAGTAGATGACGGTGAAATAGAATTAGACGCTCAGTATTCTGTAATCCACGTTGGTTTAAAATATGTAGGTATATTTAAGACTATGGATTTAGAATTAGGTGGCGGGCGTACAGGGAGTAAGTCTACACTTGGCGCGATGAAAAGAATCCAACGTATCGATGTAAAATTAAAAGACACACTCGGGCCTAGATTCGGCACAAACCTTTACGATACAACACCGATTTATTTTGCTGATACCGAGCAAAGATTAGGTATGCCGCCGAGACCATTTAGCGGTATAAAAGAAGTTCCGATGATGGGCGGATGGAATAACGGTGGAGTTGATGATGTGGAAACTCATTTAGTCGTTATGCAGAAAGAACCACAACCTTGTAATATACAAATTATAAATACCGTCTTGGAGGTAACAGATGAGTAAAATTAGAGCGGTGCCTTTCAGAGTAGCGCATATGGATTTAATAGACCTTAGGGAAAGAGAAATAGAGGTATTCAATAAATCCGGAAACATAAACCAACGTCTTGCTTATTTAGAGACAACACACAATGCGGAGACTCTTATTTATAATGGAATCGTTTTAGGGGTTATAGGATTTATAGAAGTTCTTCCGAATGTATTGGAAGTATTTTTATTCCCGTCCACACATATAAAAGATAATACAGTTGCTTTTGCCCGCTTAATGAAGTATTATAAAGAAGAAGCCATTACACATTATACGTGGCACAGACTTCAAATAGTTACACCGAATGACGAATTACATCGGAGATGGGCAACCTTCCTAGGTTTCGAGGAAGAAGGGATACTTAGAAAATTTGACTTTAACGGCGAGGACCACGTTATGTGGTCGGTGGTGAGGTAAACGACAAATGAGCGCAACAGCATTAACAGTAGGTGGAATGGCGGTAGGCGGGATAACTTCCTTAGTCGGTAATTCTATGAGTTTAAAAGCTTCTTACGCAGAAGCGAGTTATATGCGCGAATATGGCGATATGCAATACTATGACGCCTTAATGGAAGCCAAACAAACAGAAACAGAAGCTAGACAATACAAAGAAAACCAAGCGATGAAATATGTAATGTCCGGTGTTTCGTTGCGGGGAACTCCAATGCAAGCATTAGATTATACTTCTGCTCAGTCTCAATTAGAAATAAATCAATTAAAAAGCAGAGGACAAAAACTAAGAGAACTCCAATATATAAAAGCACAAAATTTGGAATCAAGTGCGAGGGGCAAGATGTTGACCGGTTTAGCAACATCCGCTTTTCAATTAGGAAGTGGGTTAAAGACAGCGTCCGAAGGCGGGATGTTTTATCACGCCGAGCCAGATTGGAATAGTATCTCGTCAAACTTGAATAGTATTTCCCAGTACGGTGGTGGTTTCGGGGACCCAGGCTCGTACGGGTTTTAGGAGATAGAAAATGGCTAAAATAGATTTATATAATGCTAGAGGATTAGCAAAACAGGCGGTGGGGACTCCGGGGGTAGATACGACCGGGGAAGAAATCACGCAGTTAGGAAGTTCGATTACAAAAGCCACTAACCAATATATTGCCGCGGAAACAGAAAAATTAAGAATAGCCAATAACATCCAAGGTGAAGTCGAAAAGTTAAAATTTGAAAATGAATTATATAATAAATTTGAACAAGACAAACAGAACGTAGATAATATAAATAATCCTTACGGGTTAGCGGATAGTTCATATTCAACCGCAGAAACTATGGCGCAGGATTACGCGAAAGGAATTTCTAATCCGTATGTTCGAGAAGTGTTTCAACAGAAAGCTTCTCTTATTCCGGGGCAAGCCCAAAAGCAAATGACACAATGGGCGGGCAAACAAACCACCACAAATGCTCTTGTTAGCGTCAAAGAAGGTATGGATGGTATCATTAGCCAAGCTTCTAAAATGCAAGACTTAAACGGATATATGGGTTCTCTCGCGCAAGGTGAAGCACTTATCACAAACGCTATGCCAGTTATCGGTGTAGACAACGCCTATCAATTAAGACAGCAGTTAAGAAAGGGCGCAGCAGAAAGTTTTCTTTATCCTAAGATGGATAACTCTCCCGGAACAGTAAAAGCCTATATCGAATCCGGAAAGTTCGATGATATATTCGACGGAAAAGATAAAGCACAATTGCTTCATACTTGCGACACAATCGAGAAAAGAAATGTGAAGCAACAGCAGAGCGCGTCCCGTGCTTCTTCTCTCGCAAGTGGTCAAGCCGTTATGGCGAAACTACACGGGGGCCAAGCTACGTTGTCGGATGTTAATTCTTACATTTACGAGTTACAACAACAAGGGGTAACAAATAATAGCAAATCGATGAAAAACGCTATAGCGATGAGAAAAGCTCTTATCGAAAACGGGAACGTCGGGTACGCTGCTACGAATAGGGCGCAGGCTACCGATATGTTGGATAATAGATTTTCTATACTAAGCAACAAGGAATCTAAAACAAAAGTTACGTGGGATGAATTAGATGATTTACAAGATATGCTGTACACGAATGGGACTTTGCTAACTCAAGCGACATACCGGTCTTACCAGAACAAAATAAATGAAGCGGCTACCGATTTAGTGAAAAGAAATCCGTATGCCAAAGCGGCGACGAAAGCGTTGTCTTATTCGGAGAATCCTAAAACAGGCCAATTTGATAACCAGAAACCGAAATCTCAAAATTTAAAAATGGGAAATACTATAAGAGACGAAGCTGTTAGAACAGGATATCAATATATCGAAAGTGAATTAAAAAAACGTGGTGCAAATAAAGAACAATTGAATACGGCTAAGGGAAGATTTAGAACTATATTCGACCAGAGTTACGAAGGCGCTTACGAAAAATCTATGCGCCAAAGAGGAGTGTGGGATATAGTAACATATCGAGACTGGGCGGCGAGACAGACAATAAAATACTTGGGGTACTAATATGGCGCAAAATTATTACGATAACCTTTATGGAAACTTACAAGGCATTAGCACAGAGATAAGAAACAGGCAAGACCAAGTATTAGCGGAAGATTCTGAATTACCAGATTTCGAAGCGGAAGCTAAAGAAAAAAGAAAGTACTTACAAGATAAAGATTTTGCTTTATATTTAGACAATAAGTACGGAAAAAACCAGGTTGAAGATTTGGACTTCACAATGACGAATGTCCCAAAATCCCAAATGCAATTAGACCGGGAAGAATTTGATAAGAAACTTAACTCTTTTAATGAGGCTAATTCGAAGGTAAATACATTGGGAAATACCCAAATAGGATTAGCTTGGTCTCTAAGGAATCAAGATAATGCGCGGGCAAAAGCGATGGCGAACCCCTTTGCTAGTTTAGAGGACGCCAAACAGGCTTTCGCGAAAGCAAAGGGCGACTACGATAGCGCATTGGAAACTGAGGCTATAAAAAGAGGATGTAGTTCAGATGATATCAAAGAGTGGCAAAACAGAAAATGGCGTGGGTTTATAACTGGAACGACGGAAGTTCTTAACGATATGAAGGATGTGGCTGTCAAGAGTGCGGCTTTTGCCGGTGGTCTTATCGGTGGCGGTGCCTTAGTTGGTTCCGTAGTTCCAGGCGCCGGTACCGCTGCGGGGGCGACTTCTGGTGCGATAGCGGCTAAATATACCGCCGTTCCGGTATCGACTTTACAAGATACCTTTGTTAAGGAATATGGTTCCCAATTATATGACTATATGGAATCTCATCCGGATATCTCGGAAGGTGAATTTAAAAAGGCCAAGAAAGTAATGGGGGCTGCGGCTCTTGGTTCCGCTATATTGGAAATGGGCGTGGCCGAAGTAGCGTTGCCTTATGTCGGAAAATTAGCGATGAATATCCCAGGAATGGATAAGATAACAGGCAAAATAGTTGGCAAAGCCGTACAAAATAGTTCTGAAAAAATAACAAAATTTTTGAGTACGGAGACAGGAAAACAATTCTTAAAGGATTACGCTGTTCTAACCGGGGCGGAAATAACCCAAGAAGAATTACAACAAGTAATGCAAATTATAGCGAAAGACTATACCAATGCTTATGGTATGAGCGAATTAGAGAATCAAATGAAAAACGCGGAAGGTGTTTTGTATAAAGGCAATATAGATATTAGCAATAGACCGAAACACGTTAACACCGATGGTAGTATCAGTACTGTAAAAACTATTTCTTTTGAAACAGACCAAGGACAAGTATTAGTGCCTTCGGTTACAAAAGACGGAAAAATGCTAACGCCGAGAGAAGCTTGGAATTACTATAAAGAAACGGGAGAACATTTCGGCGTATTCAAGGACGTAGCGTCGGCTAATAAATATGCGGATTTGTTGCATAGGCAACAGGCTAGATACATCGAACTTTCAACCCCCGAATCAGTAAGAGCCGAATTAGGCCAAACAGCATTACAAACATTCCAAGGCGTTGGTCTTATAGGTGCTGTCGGTGCTTCTGGTAATATCCGTACCAACGTCGCTAATAGGGCAAAAGCGCACGCGCAAATGGCGGATAATATAAACCAAAAGATAGACAACGTAAACACCGAAGAAGGTTACGAAACTACAGTTCAAACGGCTCCGGTTTTGGAAGGTAAAGTTACAGAAGAAGTTGTCCTCACCGAAGAACAATTATCTGACAAAGAAACTTCGATAAATAACCGTGCTAACGAAATACAGAATGTTAAAAATAAAATCAGTATTGCTGAAAAGAAAAATGATACAGGAAAGATAGCAGAGTTAGAAACACAGTTAAGTACGTTAGAACAGGAACAAGAACTCGAGACTATGGAGTTTATGTCCGGCGCCGAGAAAAGCGCTATCAAACAAGTCGGCGAACAAATAGATAAAGATATCGAAAAGAATAACGAAGCTATGGATAAAACGCAAAACGCCATAGATTCATTAGAACAAAAGATACAGCAAAAAGAAGCGGCCGGAAAAGATACAACACAATTAAAAAATTCGTTGGCCGCTAAAGAACAAACACTTAATGCTCTACAAGAAAAACAAAATTCTTTGCAGGATGAGAAGGCCACACTCGCTTCCGGTAAAGATATTCAGTCTGTACTAAAAGGAAGAAAGGTTTCGCTACCTTCTTTGGCTGTTAAAAAGTTAGGCGAGAAAGTAACGAAAGCCGAAACCAAAACTAAAGAAGAAGTAGAAAAAGAAAGATTTAAAAGCGAAGCAGCTTTGGCGAAAGAACGCACAAAGAGTGCAAAAGAATCTATGTCTAAATTTGCTACAGGGTATCTACAAGGAGCGCAAGGCGCAGTCAGAACAGCAAAAGAAATTCGTAAAGCCGTGAAGAAAGCGCTAAGACAGTTGGGCCTTAAACCGGAAGAAATGAAACGTGTTCAAGCCGTAGCAGACAAAATGATAGAACGCCCAGATTTCAGCGCGGGCAGAGAAGAATTGCTGAAAGAAGTACAAAAAGTATTCGAACAAAGAGAAAGAAATATACAAAAGAAAAGATTCGATACTTTAAAGAAAAGAGCAAAACTTAAAAAGACAAAGAACAATGTTCAGCAAGGAAAGTATACGGCTTCCGTTCAAGAATACGTTGACACTTTGTTTAAACTCGCTAAGATATCTACGTTCGAAGCAGGGTTAAATATCAAAAATAAAATCGAAAGTATGGGTATTTCGTTAAGCAGCGCCATAGAAAAAGCGCGTGGTGCCGTAAACGAATCTATACTAAATAACGACCAAAAGATAAATGGTTTGGAAGCGTCCATCAAAAGAGCCAAAGAGTTGAGTTCTTCTGCTAAAACTAAAGTTAAATGGGAAGGAAAAACTAACCGAAAGATTAACTCAGAAAATTTAACAGACAATGTAAAACAAGTAATTGGTTTGGACGAAGCAACAGATGTAAAAGAATATGTCGCTAGATGTTTAGACTTTGTGAATATGGGGATAAGTTTTAAGCACTTAACAGTAGAAGCAAAAACAGTGTTAACGGAGGGAAGTCCGTCTGCCGAGTATACAGGAAACGCTATAAACTTATACAACCCAGGGGAAGTGCTATCGACGGTGCCGCACGAAGTAGGCCATCTATTGGATAACGAGATAAGCAGAATAATTTTCAAAAACATCAATACTTACGCGACTGGTAATTTTGGGCCGATGAGTAAATATGCGAAGGGCATAATGTCCAAAATAAATTCAATTGTAGACGAGGAAATAGCCAGACTTCAAACTATAAAAGAATATAAAGAAAATAAAAATAAAGTTATGGAAGGCGACAAAAAGGGCAGAACGTATCGACAATATTTAGAAAACCGTTCCGAATGTTTTGCTAGAGTTTTTGCGTCTATGTTTTTTAAACACGCAAAGATGGGGTCTGAATATTTAAAAGCATATTCCAAAGAAGGTGAGTTGATTAACAAAATAACTTTATCGGTTCCGGAAGAAGTACAAAATAAATTACAGTCCGCGTTAAACGAATTAGCAAATTACGAAAACTATTACGCAGGCGAAAACGGTATAATCGCTAACGAACAAGAAATAGAAAGATTAGAAGAAGAAAACAAAGTATTGGAAAGTACGATACAGATATCTAAAGTAGCGTTAGAAGCAGGGGTTCCTTACGACGTAGCAGAATTTATACAGGATATGGATTTGGCTGCGGGTATAGAAGGAAAAGAACGTACCGCCGAAGAAATGAAAGCTTTCAACGATAAAGTTGAATCTTTATTAGCCGAAGGAAAAATGGCCAGAGAAGAACAGAAACAAGCGGAACGCGAAAGAATACAAGAAGAACGTGGTACCGTAGATAATTTGCTACAAGAAAACGTAGACAGACGCGGTGGCGGAAAGAAATTAAAAAGTAAAGGTTTTACTACAGCATTAAAAGATTTGGTCTTTGACTGGAGTAGTATGCTTAACTATTTATTCTCTAAAGAAACAGCGGCGAAGTATAATACATTATTAGAGGATACAAAAACAGAAGCCTTTGATAATACTGAATCTAAAAAATTCTATTCTAAAACGTTAGATTCTTTGGGATTCAAAAAGATATCTCAATTTGAATCTTTGCTCGGAAATTATTTAAAAGACGAAATAGAAGTATTCCAGAATATAGACGATACAAAAGTAAAAATTAAATTAAATAAATTACAATGTATAACCGCTTGGATTTATAATCAGAGTAATGAAGGCGCGGCTAGATTAGAATATATGTTTGGGGATGATTTACAAACTATTTTAGAAAAAGTTAACGAAGATGAAAACGCTCAAACCATCGGAAATGTTTGTATGGAAATGTCTCAAAGTTATTACGACGCAATAGATTCTATCTTCGCGAAAAAACACGGGGTTCACTTACAACAAAGAGAAAACTATTTTCCTTTGCTCACGGTTCCGCAAGAACAAGAAACTGTTGATACGTTCTTGGATAGTATGTTCGGACACAACGCTCATTTAGGTACTCCGTCTTTCGCGCATACAGTAGTTCATAATAAAGCTATTCCTTTGCGTTTAGAAAATCCGGTTATGGTTTTAGGTTCTCATATTAAGATGGTCGGCCAATACGTAAACAAGCAAAATAAAATTGAGGATATAATAAGAGTATTCAAAGATAATCAAGTTCTTAATAATCTTATCGAACAGAATTACGGAAAAGAATTTTATCGTAATTACAGAGTTATGCTTGAAGATATAACCAAACCAAAATTATTACCGAATACTTCTTTCCAAAAGCTAATAGATAAGATGGCGTCAGCATATACAGTAAACAAAATAGCCAAACCGGCTACGGCGGCAAAACAGTTGATATCGTTTATAAACTATGCAGAGGATATGCCAACTTTATCTTTCGTAAAATATCTAGGGAAATTTATGGCAAACCCTATCGGTAATTTGCGTTATATGATGAGAAACGAATATCTACAAGCGAGATTTGCTTCCGGTAATTCTATATTAGAATTTACGAACGCGTTAGAAAATACTCCGGATGGAGTGTTCAGAAACTTTATGGACGCTTTAACTTTCTTAACAAGGTGTGGAGATATCGGGGCTATCGTAATTGGCGGGTACGCGCAAGTACAATATCTTAAAAACGAAAAAGGTTTAAGCGAAAGAGAAGCGTTTGACCAAATGGTTATTAGCACCGTTAAATCCCAACAGTTCACAAGTTTATCGTCCATATCCAACGTACAACGTAGAGCAAAAGAAAACGGCGTAAGTCGTATGTTATTTGCTTTTTCTAATACTCCGTTCCAGTATGTAAGAAAAACCGTAGACGCAGCATACGCATATAGACGTGGCGATATAACTTTGGCACAGGCTACAAAGATATTTGTAATCTATCAAATGTTAAACCCGTTGCTCTATAATATGGCAACATCATATTCCGGTTTAAAATATCTTTTGGCTTCCGGATTATTCACCGACGGAGAAGGGGACGACGAAAAGAAAGAAAAAGCATTAAACGAAATTCTATCTGATTTAGGATGGGGTGTAACTCTGGGAAACTGGGATTCATTATTCCCCGCCGTAACAGGCCCTATCGCGGAAGTAATTCGAGTCTCTGCCGGAGAGAAACGATATCCTACAGATAAAATTCCTCTTGGGGAAGAAACCGAATCTTTATTAAAATTCATAGAAAAAATATCTAAAGGAATTAAAAATGAAGATTTAGAATTATCTCTCGAAGATTATTTAGACGCATTGAAAACGACACAATTGGTAGGCGTTCCGTCAACCTATCTGATAAACGCTGTAACAGGTACTACAGAATTAGCGGATGAAGAAACGAGATTACAAGGCGCGTTGAAGATATTCGGCGTAACTAAAAAGAAAGCAAAAGATATAGCGTCTTACGTAGAATAAAAAAACTAGACACGCAAAAAATAAAAAGGTATAATCAAAGTAAAGGAGAAAACAAATGCCGGTACAAGAAGAAGCGAGTAAGGTTGTATTAAACGGGAACGGAACACAAACCGCCTTCTCTTTTAGTTTTAAGATATTCAAAGCAGAAAATATAAAAGTTTATTTAGTTCAAGCAGATGGCGAAGAAGTATTAAAAACTCTGGGAACAGATTATACTTTTTCTTCGGATGATGTCGAACTCGGTGGTACCGTTACAATGGCGGTGGCTCCTTTGGCTACACAGAAAGTTTTAATTATACGTTCAATTCCTTTGGAACAGGACGCAGACTTTAGACCGGTATCTGGTTTTCCGGAAGAAGTTATAACAGATTCTTTTGACACAAGCAGAATGATAGACCAAGACTTACAAGAACAGATAACACGATGTGTAAAAGTTTCAGCGAGTTCTACAACAAGCCCGGACGTATTGGTTCGACAAGTCGAAAGAATGTATTCAAGTATCGATAACGTAGATACTGTTGCGGATAATATCGATGACGTAAATACCGTTGCTGATAACGAATCCGAAATAGATATCGTTGCGGGTAGTATAAATAAAGTTAACACCGTAGCAGATAATATATCAGCGGTGAATACGGTCCATACAAATATCACACAGATACAGGCTGTTTATTCTGATATCGCGGCTATTGATACTGTGGCAGCGGATATTTCAAACGTAAATGCTGTTGCGAATAACACAACTAATATAAATGCTGTTAACGCAAACAAAACAAACATAGATACCGTAGCAGGTAACACAGCAAACATAACTACCGTTGCAGGAGTTTCATCCGACGTAACAACCGTTGCGGGAATTTCAGCAAACGTAACGACAGTCGCGGGTAACGGAACAAACATAAACACCGTAGCGACGAACATAGCGGGTGTAAATACTTGCGCTACTAATATCGCAGCGATACAAGCGGCCCCAACGGCGGCGGCAAATGCAAATATATGGGCGGAAGGAACCGACGCACAAGTCCAAGCTTTAGGCGGACAACACTCATCAAAAGGATGGGCCGCTGTCAGCCAACAAGTTTTACCTCCACAAGCAGGTCAAGCCGGAAAATATTTAAAAACAGACGGCACAACGGCTAGTTGGAATGAAATACAACAAAGTTCTTACCATCCCGATATATTTTCTCACCAATGGTGCGACCACTTGTTGAATAATATCTCTTGGCTTCGTGCTGATACTTTCTCTTGGCAAAGTGGTAGTGTTTATGTAACTGCTTATAATGAACTTGTATCGGAATATAACAATGCTAGTTCTACTACAGAAACAGAAGGTAGTATTACTTTTAAACGTACTCCTAAAGGCTACAAGATAGCAGACTCT